CTTCTCACCAATTAAGGTTAAAAGACTTTTCTTTCTAGTTTGTTTAGCTTTTTGATAATCCATTTTTTAACTAACTTAATTGGTATTGTTGTTGTATGAGTGAAGGATAGTGTGAAACATATTCTTGTGATACTGAATAGGTAGTTCCTCCATTAATAATATTGGTATTGTTACTTATAACTCCGACTGTTGAATCTTTATCGGATTTTGATGGTTTAATTTTTTGTGGTATTGTTGTATCTTTAATTTCGGGAACGGTTGCAGTTCTTGGTATGGGTGCAGGTGTATTAAATATTGATCCAGCAATTTCAACACCACCCTCTCTGCGCATCTTATTTAAAAATTCAATATTGGTTCCTGGCCCATAAGCTTTTGGGTCCGTAGCAGTAAAATATTCTTGTTTAGATGATACACCGGGTAAAATATTAATTGCGCCGTAAGCCATTGATTCAATCTCTTTTTCACTTGGACCTTTTTTAAATTTCTCGGAAGGTTGATAAGCATTAACAGAAGTACCAGTAGCTGCTTGAAATTGATTTTTTTGTGTTATTGCACCAATAACAGGTTCTTCTTGACCAGCGAATCTGGATTTTGCTCGGTTTAATATTGTTCCCATAACCATAGCTTGAGATGTAGTATTTTGTGAAGATTCTGCTGCAGTAGTTCTTAACAACATATCCCACTCTTTATCACTCATCTTTTTACCTAGATATTCTTCAGCTGATTTTCTGGCTGCGATAATATCTTTAGATTGACCTAAATCCAATTCAGGTAAATTATCCACTTTTGTTTTTTCGAAACTAGGTACTATTGACTTCCAATCAACGTTGGCCAATGCTTTTTCCGCCAAGAAAAATGCACCAATACCAGCAGCACCTTTTAAAGCAGTTTTTAATAGTCCTGATTTCTTTTTTGATCCACCAGATTTTTTGGTACCTTTAGGCTTTGAACCAGTAATAGCTTCAATTGTTTCTTCCAAGAATCGTTCTTTCTGTTCATCTAAAGCTTTATGATATTTTTTATCTTTTTTATGTTGTTTTGATTCCCAGTCATATTCCATTTTCATAAAATTAAACATTTTACCGAGTATATCGGCTTCTGAATCATTAACTTTAAGTGGTTGAACTACACCAGGTCCAATTTTGGTAAAATTAGGATCTTTTTTAGGCGCATCATCCTTTTTTTCTTCTTCTGGGGCTTGCTGGGATTGTTGTTGAGCTTGAGCTCTTTTAGGATTGGGTTTTAAAACGGCAGACATGATTGGAGTACTAGTAACTTCTTTCATGCCTTCAGATTGAGCTAGCAATTCTAAAGATCGTTGGCGCATTGAATCAATAAATTCTTGGCTTAATTGTACTCCTTCACCTTCTTTAGGTACAGTATAATCCACACCTTCTACCAACGGCTCTTGTTTATCAATACCGTGAAGTTTATTGATTACTTTTGAAATTCCACTAGCAACTTTTCTTTTGGACATCTATCGTTTCTTCATTGAAGCTTGTTGTTGTTTTATTCTTTCGTTTTCTTCTTCAATATACTGAATCAACATACCGACATACACATCTCTCTCCCACGGCAACATATTTTCAAGTTCCGTTAAAGACCATTTGTGGTGCTGCATCAAACTAAAATTAGTCTTATAATAATTTCTTAAATTGTCATGACAAAATATTACCCGAAAAAACTTTCGAGACCTTCCATACTAATTGTATGGTCAAAACCGCATTTACTACATTTCATTGCTATTTTACGATTTAACTTTGGAAGGTTATTAAAGAACCCTTCCAACTTACTAAACTGTTCTTGATTCAAAGATTCAATAAACTGCATCAATTCATCTCTGGTAGATTCATATGCATGATAGTATTGTTCACCATCAAAAATCCATTCAATGGAATCAATTACCACTTCAAATGCAATATCAACAGCTGAATCTTTTTTCTTTAATTTTTCAACTAAAGAGAATTCTGGATATTTTAATTTAATACTAATTTTACCGGTAAGATCAATAATATTTTTAGCATTAGGATCAATATCAACTTTAATATCCAATAAGTTAAATTTTGCTTCCATCTTATTGTTACATTCGACACCATCAACTACATTGGTACAAACATACTTACTTTCGACAATCTCACCAACCGAACGTGCACGAAGATTAATAAAATAATATTCAATATCAATCACAGGAAGTTTATCAATGTCAACACCTTCTGTAATAGTGCAATTAGTTAAGACCTGTCGAACATTTTTTTCAATCGTTTCTTTATCATCTGCTTCCATAGCCATCATCAAGTTTTTTTGTTCCTTTACTAAAAAGGGACGAAAACTAATTACTTTCTTTGATAATGGTAACTCCAATTCAAATACCGGTACATCAATTTTTGGTAATGCCATTTTAAAACTCCTTTTCAAATCAATTAAAACCCATTAACTAATCCAGTTAATGCTGCTGTTTTCAAATTTTGTACCAATGAAGATACAGTATTATTCTGCCATTGCCGATAACAAAATACAACTCCTAATTTATGGTAGCCATCCGCTGACCATTCCATATCCAATTGGTTAACATCTATTGGAAATGCTTCTTGTAATACTCCAGCATAAGTTAAATTACCTTGCACATCATATTGATTAATAGAAATATCAACTGCATAATTTGATTTATACTGAAAATTAAAATCGGTTGTCGGATTCATTAACTCCATCCAAGCATCAAAGAAAATCTTTTCATTCATATCATCAGAAAGAATAAATTGAAAAGTGGATTCTTGATACATTGTAAGGTATGGAAATCTTTCAACTGGAGCGGATCCCATTTTTTTGTATGCTGTTTCAAATGATCTACCCGGTAATTGAGCAGATTCACAACGATAAGTTAAGTTTCTTGCAGAACTGATATAAAATCCTAAAGACAAAGGAATAGGAATAGTTACATCAAATCTTGATGGCCGAGCAACGTCTTTACTAAAACTCGATTTAAAATCATTTATACTACCGGACATTTAATTCTTCCTTTAAGATATTGAACCAAAAGTTTTATTGGCATCTTTAATTGTATTAACTGATTCTTCCCAGACTTCTTTAGGTTTGGCACCTTTAAATTGCTGTATTGGTAAGAATGAAGCAATTTCCCATTCGGATGGCTGAATGGCAAGTACTTTTGACTTAATCTGGCTAGTCAAATAGCGCTTAATACATGGCCTGAACTCTTTAAAGCGCTTGGAGGCGTTCAGAATATCATAAGTGATACGGACTTTCATCACATCATTATCATCGTTCAGGACTGCGTAATCCATGAGTTTGCTCAGGAATGCCAGTCTGTACTTATATGGCAAATAATGAAGGTTCAGACCTAGGAAACCATCATTATACTTCTCCAGTGCCAGAACCATCGGAAAACGGTCATAATAAGGCATTTCTGCTTTACCCAATGGATCATAATAGAAACAATATAAACGACCCAAAAGAAATTTCTTATCTTTCCGAAAGGCTTCTTGTGAGATACCTCTAGGAATAGATGACGGATTTCGAATTTCTTCAATTTTATCCTTCAACCATTTCATTGACTCTCTGGAGAGGATCGCTTGATCCATAGCGGATCGTTGTTGTGCTAATTCTGTAAGTTTAGATTGATATGCCATTTGATTATTTAGTTGAGTCCGAGGTGATCTTCTGTAATGAGGCGAAACTCCCAATTGCGATCCTTACAATATTCAATTGCGGCTTTCCACTTTGATTCATTTACTCCCCAAGTGGTAACTTCATTGATATATTGTTTAGTAATTCGCTTTCTTGGTTCAGGTGGTAATGTTTGTTTCTTGGGTTTCACCTCAAGCATCATTGTTTTGAATTTACCATCTTTGGTTTTCACTTTAACAAGAAAATCAGGAAAGTATCGATGCCATTTGCCATCCACGGGAGATTTGTAAGGAACAATGGTTTCCTCTGATTGCCATGATATAACATCATCATTGCGGTCGAGCCAATCCATCACTTTTACCTCCCAGCTCGAGCGGTAAATGATATTTTTTGGATCCCCAACGTATTTTTGAGGATTCTTAGGTGTAAATCGTCCAGAATATGCCATAAATAATATATATTCAACATCAAAAGAGAGTACCATGGGATTCACAGTTATACCCACAAATATTGGTGGAGTAAGCCTAAACTCATTAGCCAGTCCTCTAGCGTCTTTACTAGGTGGAACACCATCAGCACAAAATATGATGTACCCATCGGATTTAGGAAACAACCCAGCCATGGGCCATGCGGTTATATTTCAAGCATATGATTATAAAACAGGATTAGGAAATTCCGTTACTACATTAGGTCAGGAAGCTTTAGGTGCTTCATTTAATGGATTAGTTTCGGGTGCTGAAACTGCTATGGCAACAGGAGCATCCGCTATTTCTGGTTTATCAAGTGCGGTCAAGGCTGGAGATTTTGCATCGGCCGGTACTGTTGCAACTGATACATTTGGAAACGTGGCCAGTTCATCAATTGGCCAAGTTGCAGTTAATGCTATTACTGCTTCAGCATACACTCCATTAACCAAAGGTACTCCGTTAGCTACAATATCAATGTTTATGCCAGAAACAATGGCCATCAATTATACGGCTGGATATGAAGAAGTTAGTATGACTAATGCATTGGGTGGTTTAGGTATAATATCCAATGCTGTTTCGGATATGAACAAACAAGGAATAGTAAAAGGAATAACTCCATATGCTAAAGCTTTAGGTGCTAAAGCTGTTGGTGCATTAAATCCTACTGTTGGTGGATTATTAGCAAATGCAATGGGAGTATTTACCAATCCTCAATTACAATTATTATACAAAGGAGTGCAGTTAAGAGAATTTCAATTGTCTTTTACTCTTACACCAAAAACTTCTGCTGAGGCACAAACAGTTAAAAATATTTGTGATTCATTTGCTTACTTTTCATTACCCGGTATTGCTGGTGCTCAAGTAGGAAATTCAGGACAATTTTTAACGCCACCACAAGTATTTTCAGTTCAATTTCAATTTCTTGGTGGTAATGGAATAGGTAATCAAATATCTAATGCCATTTATTCCGCTTTGAATAATACAGGTCTTAATGTTTTGGCTGGAAATTCTGGCACAATTACGGGTGGAAAACCATCAAAAACATTTACTGTTAATGATTGTGTATTAACAAATGTATCTATTGATTATGCACCAAACGGTTGGGCAACTTATGATGATGGTTATCCAATACAAACTACACTAATGTTACAATTTAAAGAAACAACAATGTACACTAAAGCAAATATGGCTCAAACTGCTGTCGCTGCTAATTATAATGGCCAGCATGGAGATATGTTGGGTGATACTGGCGCAGGAACTACAACAAATAGTTTTGGTCAACAGGTTGATAATAATTACGCACAAGGCGTTTAATAATGGAATATTTTAGCTCTTTACCTTTTCTAGCAACAACAGACGGCAATGGAAATTCTATTGTTCTCAGAAACCTATTAGTTCGCACAGGATTAATACCTCAGCTTGCCAAAAACCCTTTGTTAATGTATCGATATGCGGTGCAAGATGGTGATACTCCAGAGATTGTTGCTAATAAGTATTATGGTTCTCCATTTCGTTACTGGATTGCTTTGTATGGCAATCCACAAATGATGGATCCACAATCAGATTGGCCACTCTCAACGAAAAATTTCACAATATATTTACAAGATAAGTATGCAACAAGTGCTAATGGAACAGCAAATGTGTTATCATATACACTAGGAACAGTTCACCATTACGAAAAAGTGATAACAACGATTGATAACACCACAAAAACAACCGCTATTAAGGTGGTTGAAGTGGATCAAGATACTTACAATTCAATCATACCGTTAACCACAACAAGTACATTTCCCGATGGAAGTTCAATAACGTATACGGTAGAACCTAATGCAGTTTCTATCTATAATTATGAAGATCAAGTCAATGAATCCAAAAGAAATATTAGTTTGATTAATTCTCAGTATACAACTCAAATTGAAACACAATATCAATCACTAGTGAAGTCTTAATATGGCCACAAATGGTACAAATACTGGCACACAGTATATTCGTAATCCTACCGATTATAATTTAAAACAATTAAGCCTAATAACACCTTTGGTCGGTGGTGGGATTGATTTAAGTACTTTTATGATTGAATTGAATTTGTTTGAAGATATCTACAGTTCTACCATATCGGGTGAAGTGGTGTTACAAGATTCTCTAGGTTTAATATCAAATTACCTTTTAAACGGTACCGAATTTATTCAAGTTCAGTTACAAAAAACCACACAAGATGCTAAGTATATCTCTAGAAATTACAGAGTTTACAAGATAGGAAAAAGAGCAATTTCTGATTCCAATCAATATGAAGTATATGTGATTAATTTTTGTTCCGAAGAATTTTTGTTATCAGAACAATATCGAATATCCAAGTCCATGAAGGGAATGATGATATCCGATATTATTACTAATATTATAAACACTTACGTTTTAGCTGGTAAAGGAAACAAACCACTTTATATTGATTCAACAAAAGGTGTTTACGACTTTGTTTTACCTAATAAAAAAATATTTGAAACGATTAACTGGCTAGCAACATATGCACAACCGGCATCTGGAGTTGGTGCAGATATGTTGTTCTATGAAAATAGTCAAGGATATCATTTTCATTCCTTACAGGCACTATACAAAGCAGGACAAAAACCATACCAATCATATAAATTTGATCCAAAGAATTTATTAAATGCCAATATGGTTGGAAAAATTGATATTCAACAACAATTAACCAATGCTTCAGATTTTGAAGTGTTAGACTTTTTTGATACTTTGGGTGCTATTTCAAATGGTACTTTTGGGAATAAAGTAATTACGATTGATCCTTTGACGAGAAAATCTAATGTGGGTGTGTTTAATTACAACAAATATACTGGTCAAAAGTTAAATGAGTTTGCATTGACCAACAATTATCAAAATCGCCTTGGTGGCACAATGTATGATACTCCTCCAAAAACTGTAACTGGTTTGGAAATGGGTACACTTAGAATGGCCAGCACAAATTCAAATGAAAAGAAAAGCAAATACATTGCACAAAAACCTGATGCAGTTGCAAATGATATTATGATTGAGAAGTACTTACCAAATAGAGTTGCACAACTTGCTTTGGCTAACTATATGAGGATTAAGATTACAGTACCGGGTGATCCTTTGTTATCAGCAGGAACAGTTATTAATTTTAGTACTTTTGGAATAAACCCAGACGCTAAAACCAGAAAAGCAGACCCTTTATATTCAGGTAAATACTTGGTAACCGCTGTCAGACACATCATAAAGAACAACGGATATATAACTGTGTTAGAATTGGCTAAAGAAAGTGTGGCTACATCTTATGCAGGAACCAGTTCTTCTTTATCACAATATGTTAATGGTGTACAAATATAATGAATCGTAATAATTTTCTTGGTCTTAATAGTTTTGTTTGGTGGGTTGGTGTTGTTGAAAACCGAAACGATCCTTTGGGTTCTGGTCGTGCACAGATTCGTATTTTTGGTTGGCACACAGAAGATACAAGTGCGTTACCTAAAGAAGATTTACCTTGGGCTATGCCGATGTACCCCATTAATGCGCCCAATACATTTAGTAAACCAAGAGAAAAAGATTGGGTTGTTGGATTCTTCATGGATGGAGAATCTGGCCAAATGCCTATTATGATGGGTATATTACCTGGTATTAATTCTAAGTAGAGAGAAAATGGCAGATATTACAACAATAGCTCCTGAGGCAACAATATTAGTCAATTCATTGGCTGAGGCCAACACATCTTCTGAAGCTTTGCCGATTGTAAGTACAAATACGAATAATGCAATTTCATCAAATACAGATGAAAACAATACAAAAGGTTCAACAAACATTTCGATTTATGCAACAGGTAATGGTGCTACTGCTAATACAGGTTTAAAAAAATCAAATCAGAATTTGGCTCATGCGTGTGATTCTAGTACCTATGTGGGCATGGCCATCTATCAAGCAGGTGCAATTGGTGGACAAGTTATTCAAGCTGTTCGTAATGCTATTAAAGCCGTGTTAGCTTATTTTGGTGTTAATCCTTCTTCTAATGGTTTAAAAAGTCAGTTAGAAAAAATTGCACAATACATTAAAGATGCGGCTAAATTTATCAAAGATATTACTGATGCATTAAATGGTTTTATTGCTTATGTTAACGCAATTAAACAATTATTAGCTTATATTTTAAGTTTGCCTGCTGTTTTACTTACTTATTTTAAAGATTGTATTGCAACATTGAAAAAACAATTGGTTGCTGGTTTTCAATCTGCACTAGATAATACTCCAGATCCAAATCAAGCTGCAATTGATGATTTAAAAAATACTATTAAAGATGTTCAAGGTTCAATTAGTCAATTTACATCAGCTGTGGGAACTTTGGCGGCTACTGCCACATTGGCTGTAGGTTCTTTATTAACTCCTAGCCAAATAGCTATAGCTAACACACAACAACAGGCAGCAGCTACTCAAGATGTATATGCAGCTGCAGGATTTTCACCAACAACTAATAATTTTTCAAAAGCATAATGGCAAAAATTCAAGAACCACCATCAGCATATGCTGCAGAATATCCATTTAATAATGTAATGCAGACCGAGTGTGGCCATTTCCAGGAGTTTGATGATACACCTGGTTGTGAACGTATTCGCACACAACATAAAGCTGGAACTTTTACAGAAATTCAACCTGATGGTACTGAAGTTCATAAAATTATTGGCAACGGTTTTTACATTACAGAAAAAGACGGTAATGTAATTATTCAAGGCCAATGTAATATTAATATTGTTGGTAATGCAGAAGTAACTATTGGTGGTGATGCCATAACCAATGTTAAAGGTAGTGTCAAACAAACAGTTGAAAAAGATTATTCATTATTGGTAAAAGGTAATTATAGCGTTATTGCTAGTGGTTATTTAAATTTGACAGCACCAAGTGTAGGTAAAGGAATATACCTTGCTACTAGTGAAAAAGTAATTTTAAACGCAGATATGACTGTTCATGGTGAAGTGAAATCGGATTCATTACATTCTGATGGATCCGTTACCGCAGGAACAGGTATTCATGCTGGTGTTCCCGGTTCTGCTAATCCTGTTGCTGGCATCTCAACTTTAGGTGGCGTCAATGTTGGCATTCCGGGTCCTACTATTCCTGGTACTGTTACTGCTACTGTTTTGGTTACCGCACCCGCTGTCATTGGTTCAACGATTGTTTTTGGCAGCATTTTAATGGACCCCGAAGGCGGTGCACCATTGATTAGGTCACTTTATGATTCACACACTCACGCTGTTTTATCAAAAGATTTTGGTGTAACAGGTGTACCAACTCCATTGATGCCTTAAAGGAAAATATATTATGACCATTTATTCACGTTTAGGATTAAATTTTGATACGACTCGTTTTGGTTCCGCTCAAACATTGGCACCATCAGCATCAAATACATTAAATTTAATTGCCAATACAGCACCATTAAAACCTTGGCAGACAACAGATTTAAGTGCTGGTCCTGTTGTTAGAACTAATTATTTTCAAAATCCTACTGCCGGCAACGTGGCAAGTATGTTAATTAGTTCAAATAGTTTGTACTATTCTGCAAATTCTGCAAACGATAGCGTCACACAGGCATTGGCTTCCAGTTTAACAATTGAATTAAATAATTTCAAATCTCATACAGATAATATATCCGGTGTGACCGTTTCAAATAGTCAAGGTATTCCAAGTCTAAATTCTGCACAAAATATCGGCCAATTGAATATGATGACCTTGTCTAAAACTGATGGAGTATCAAATACAGCCCCCATTCTTGGTAGTTTTAGTAGTTTATTCATTCCTGATATTCTTACTGCAAATACTATTAAATTAACATATTATGCCAATGAGTATGCCAATAGTGTTGGAGCAAATATTTTCGGATATATTACATCAAACCTTGCACCATCAGAAATTACCAATATTCAAAATTATCTTTTATCCACAACAAATGTATTATATAACCAGAGGATGCAAGATTGGACTTTTTATCAAAATTCGATACAAGTTTCACAAGATGCAAGTTTTTTACAATCGTTTAATAATATGGGTGGCACAATGTCTTATTTGGTGAATAATTTAGTTGGTACTCCCAGTTTAGTAACCAAAATTAACTCATAAATAAAGAATGGCAATCAATAACCACATATACTCCGATATCGATTTAACTTTCCTTCGTTTACCGTCAACGGGTGACGTGGCTATGAAGTATGACGAACAGGCGGTAATCCGTTCTATTCGTAATCTTTTGAATACCAATATCTATGATAGGTTGTTTCAGCCGGATATTGGAAGCACATTAAATCAATTATTATTTGAACCTATTTCATCTCTAACAGCAACCTTGATTCAGAATGAAATAATTAGAACGATTACTAATTATGAACCAAGAGCTACAATTAATACGATTTCTGTGACTGCTGCACCCGATAGTAACCAATTTAATGTTTCTTTGTCTGTTTTTGTTGGAAATCAAACACAACCTACAGCTTTTAGTATAATATTACAAAGGACCAGATAATGGCCGCTAATACCTCACCACAAGTTACCAGTTTAGACTTTGATACTCTCAAAGGTAGTTTTATATCCTTTCTACAAAGTCAGGACACATTTAAAGACTACAATTTTGAAGGATCCGCACTAAACACATTAGTTGACCTTCTATCATACAATACTCAATACAATGCCTACTATTTAAATATGGTAGCCAATGAGATGTTCTTAGATTCAGCAGTTCAAAGAAGTTCAGTTGTTTCTCAGGCGAAAGTATTAAACTATACT